CTGTTGTTAAAATAGATGTTGATGTTCCTGTTGGCATAACAGTTGAAGCTGCGTTACTATTGTTTTCTAAACATTTGTAAACATTATTATCCGTAGATAAAACATAAAAAGTTGCGTCAAATAAATTTGTAGCGCCACTATTAGCAGCTTGTGTAGTTGTTGTGCCTGTAATTCTATTGCCGTAATCGTGTCTATAATAATCGTATGTTGTTCCTGTTGTCCAATTTCTTCTTGGTATTGCAAAAGAAACATCACTTGTTGTAATTCTTTTTGCAGCCAATAAATCATCAAAATAAAAGAATTCATCTTGGATTGAATCAACTGGTGTTAATGGTGCTGTGTCTGTACCTTCATTTTCGGTTCTACTATCACCTCTAGTAGATGTACCGTAAGGTTGAGGACGACCTAAGCCCATGTAATAGACAGTATTTGCTGATTCACTAAATGATTCAACGAATTGTTGAGCATTGTGTCTTCTAAATTTGTTTGTTATAATTGCCGGCATATTTTTTCTCTTTTATCCTTTATACTATTTATACACTTTTTTAAAAACTATTAGCTCCATCTTACAATAACCACACCTTTACCACCGGCACCAGCTGGGTTGTTACTAGGACTTCCTGGGAAACTTCCGCCTGAACCGCCACCGCCTCTATTAGCAGTACCTGGTTGTGCAACTGCATTGTATCCTGCGTTACCACCACCGCCACCTTGGCCGCCTGTTGAAGCGTCTGTTGGATTGGCTCCAGAAACACCAGCACCACCGCCTGCATAATAAACTCCTGTTGTGTTGTCTGCGATAGTGTATGAACGACCTACTCCTCCTGGAGCTTGACCAGTAGGATTGTCAGCTGATGTTCCGGCTGCGCCTGCGCCACCGCCTCCGCCAGCACCGTGAGGTTGTCTTACTCTACCTGCTCCGCCATTATGTCCATAACCTGTTCCGCCACCTGATGGATTTTGAGAAGCAGCTCCGCCTGTACCGGCAGGTGAACTATCTGCTGATGAAGAACCACCGCCTGAACCGCCACTTGCACCTGGTGTGGCTGCGTATGGGTTTTCTTGTCTGGAACCTCCTGCACCACCACCTTGAGCAGTGATTGTTCCGAATACTGAATTTTGTCCTGAGAGACCTCTCTGGTCACCTGGACCTGTAGGTGTTTCATCACCTGCGCCACCGTTACCAACTGTAACCGAAACACTTCCGCCTGGTGTTACACCATAAGTTGCATGATAAACTAATCCACCTGCGCCGCCACCGCCGCCGATAGAAGCACCACCTCCACCGCCACCGCCGACAACTAATACTTGAACTGCACTTACACCAGATGGTACATTGAAAGTACCAGACGCTGTAAATGTTTGAACAGTAGGTGCTTGAACTGTTATTGTAAATTGTCTATCACTCGTATTTGAAGCTGCGTCTTTAGCTCTGATAGTAAATGTTGATGTTGTATTTGAACCAACTGCGTCAGCATTACCACTAATTAATGCACCTGAGCTTTGTGAAGCAAAACTCAATCCCGCTGGAATTGAACCTGATTCTACTGTATATACTACATCACCACCTGATTCTGGGTCAGCAGCTAAAACTGTAAGAGATATACCACTTCTTTGAGCGTCTGTAAATGTTCCTAATGAACCAGCAGCTGTACTATAAACTGGTGATTGGTCAATATTAATTTGATTTGCTAAAGTATTTGTTAAACCATTGCCGGCTGTTACCTTTACATCATAAGGTTCACCTGAACCTGGTAAATTTGATTTGGCAATTACGCCAGTAATTTGTGTAGCACTATCTCTTGTTTGACTTGCAAAAGCAATTGTTGAACCTGAATCATTTAATAAGCTTGCTGTTGCACCTGCGTCAAATCCTTGACCTGTAATAACAATAGTATGATTACCTGTACCATCACCTGTTAGTAAGTTTGTTGGTGATACACTTGAAACTGTTGGCAAATTCACAAAGTTTTTTTGTGTCATTTTTTTAATTGTACTTGAAGAAGCGTCAAATATCAAGATTGTATCTGATTCAGCAGCACCTTCATTTAAAGCAGTTGTTCCGTCAATATCTACAGAAAGTGTTGTATCATTTTTTGATATTCCTGTTCCTGCTTGAGCAGTTAGATTTGCAACTGTAATTTTTTTTAATGCACCTGAAGCAGATGTATCAGATACAAGTACAGTATCGGCTGTGTTAGCCGCTTCAGATAATGCTGAAGCACCTGTAATTATATCAGCGTCAAGGTTTGAATTTTTGATTTTATTTGCCATATTACTATTTATACACCCTTATTAAAGCTCTTTAATTGTTATTACATCCGCAGCTATTGGAGCCGAACCAAATGTTAGTGTTGTTCCTGATATTGCATAATCTGTTGTAGGTCTTTGAAAAACACCGTTTAAAAATACCAAAGTATTTTGTACAGTCATACCACTTGTAACTGTAAATGCTACAGTAGAACCGTCACCAGTATATGCTCTTGTGTTACCTGTTAATTGACCAACACCAATTGTTTTATTGGTAAGTGCTCCAGCAGATACCAAAGAAACCAATGTTGAGTTAGCACCAGTTGGAAGTAACATTGTATTAGTTACTCCGGCACTATGAGGTTGTGGTTTAATTGTTTGACCATGAGTATTTGCATGGCAATTCAATTTAATTTGTCCTTCAATAGAAGAACCATCACCTCTGAATTCTGTTATATTTGTGGCACTAGAAACTAATAAATTGCCTGAAGCGTTTGTAAGTGTTTCTGTCTGTACACTTGTTAAACCTGTTATTGTAGTATTAAGAGTAACATTTACCTTATCTGTTGTTACAGCGGTTGTTAAGTTTGTACCGCCTGTAACTGCAACTCTTTCACCTAAACCTATTACTGTTTCTGTAGAACTTTCATCAACAAGTGTGAAAGATGTGGCATTTAAACTTGTGCCATTACCTAGATAAGCATAAATTTCATTAAAGTTGTCATTAATTAGGTCACCGCCAGCACGAAGCGTAGAACCGTTACCGTCATCCGCTGAAGAACCTATATTGATTGTTTGTTTAGCCATTCGTTACTCTCTTATTTTCCCTAATATTTATACAAGTTTTTTCATTATACTGTATCAAAAGTTACATCTGTTGCGTCAAATGTAATATCTGTTTGGTCAAAACCAATACTTGGTACAGTTATATTAATTTCAGTTGGATATCCTATGTATGTTCTTAAATTATCAGTACCTAAACCAGCAAAGTCCACAACTTCACCGTCTTTAGATGTACTATTTAATCCGTTAAATCTGAAATCTGCCCAATTGACAAAGGTCATAGGAGAAACATATTGATTTGAACCCTTAATACCACCAGCTATTGCCGTGGTTTGAGCTTTTGTGTGGGTGCCACTAAACATATTATTTGCACTAAATGGTTGTGAAGACATTTTTGTACTTCCCATACTCATACCTGTCCAAGCATATCCTCTTAAAAAGTCATTACCTCCAAATGAAATATTATATAATGTACTTGTTTGACTTAATTTTACAGTCATGTGTCTTCGTAAAGTTACATCTCTAGTATTTTGTGGAAAGTGTTCAATTGTACTATCATCAAAATCTGGATCCACACCTAATTCTGCATTTGCTCTTTGAGTTGTACCATCATCTGTAGTACCAAGTCTTCTACCAAATATAGTTGAGAATAATTGTGTGATAACTCCAAAGATTGGACTTTCTTCAATACCTGATATGATACCATCAACTGGTTGTGAAATCTGAGCACTAATTCTACTTTCAATGTTTACTTGACCTGTAAAATAAAAACCTGCTGTGTGCATAGTCTTTTTAAATGAATCTCTCCAGTCATTAATAACACGACCAACTTTAATTACATATGAAAAGTCCTGATAGTATAAACTATCTTGTATTCTCATTGCGTCATCTGATATATGTCCGTCTTCATTTACAAATGTGCCAGCTGTATCAGCTAATGCAACAACATTTACTGTCGCTGTTGATTGGTCTACTTTTGCAATCGTAGCAGTAGCACCATTACTTAATGTAATCTCTCTATCAACTTGAAATGTTCCTGAAGCAGCTGAAAATTTTAAAAGTTGTCTTGTTGAATCAAATGCTCCTGATGTAGCACTAATAGCTGAACTAGAACTATCAACGGAAGTTAGTGTTAAATCTGTAACAAAAGAGCCTGATATGTCTTTTAATATCATATAACCAGGAATAGATAAAGTTGGTGGAGATGGCGACTGATTATATTCAGCACCTGATTCAACTACTTTTAATCCTAAAACTTTTCCTATTTCATCGCCGTGGGCGAATACTGTTGCATTTTCTCCTGATGTTGATGAAATTGTTACTGTAGGAACTTTAACATAATTAGAACCTGAATTAATAATCCGTATATCTGTTATTTCGCCGTTACCTGTTCCACTTTCTTGTACAACTTTGTTACCTGAATATGGGTCACCAATAACAGTTTGGTCTTCTAATACAATATGGTCTTCGGTAGTACCTTCAACTTGAAGGCCGCCATTTACAAGAGATACGGCCGCTGTTGCACCACCACCACTTGTGTTTGCATTATTGAAAACTAATTCATCACCTATTTCATATCCTGTACCAGCATTGTCAATAACGAAATCTGTAATACCTCCGTTACCAACTGCGCCAACAGTAACAAGACCGCCTGTACCACCACCTACAATTGCGACATTATCATTTTCATTACTGTAGATACCGTCATTTGTAATTGTAACTGTTCCTGGAATACCTGTTGATGTAACTTTAATAAATGATGAAGCTGTATCTGATTCAGTACCTCGTATTTCTTCACCTGTTACAAAAGTACCTACAATAGTTTTTTCGTTTAAAGTAAACTCTGTAACTTCATTTGCACCAATTTGAAATTTAGAAACTGCTTCAACTAGAGCTGTTGCTTTTGAAGTTTGACCTGTTATTGTACGGCCAATTAATAATGATGTGTCGCCTGTTAAATTTACACCTTGTATTGTTCTTAATACTTTATTTGTTGTCCATTTACCGTCAGATACACGCAACA